GTACTAGACAAATATTACTTAAAAGCTTATAAATATATTAGAAGGTAAAAAAGAACGGCACCAGCGTAGGAATAAAAACGCAAATGCCGCCGATTGCCTTCGGCAAACAGAGTAACTCCCTACGGATCATTAAAAACTCATTGAGATAAGGATCGACAGAGAAAGAGTTACTCTGTTTACATAATCTATAAAATAAAAAGCGCCATTTAATATTTTACTTTTAAGTACCATTTCGTTTAATTTCGATTATAATCCATAAAGTCTGTAAGAATGAAACAAACATTCCTAAGATAAGTATTCTTCCACTATTCATTAAAAACACCTCCTAAAACTATTTTGCCCAAAATGTCAATCTCTATCTCTTGATTTTCATACTATGTAGTAGACAATTCAATAAAAAGTGGTTATGGTATGCACAGTGATACCTGGCCCCACACGTTCCAGGGTGCTTTTGACTATTCTCAGTCGGGTGTCCTGGTTTTTATTATATAAAGAAAGGATGTGGAGTTAATGACAGAACGCAAAGAAGAACTTTCCGAGTTAATGGCAGAGCAAAAGAATGCTGTAAGCAAGCAACAGAAAATGGAATCAATGACGAATGTAGAGATGCCTAGCTCATGGAAACTTTCTGATAAAGGAAGGGACGCTATTAAGCTAGCAGTTGGAATGGCCCAGACCAAACATGGTTTATACGCTTCAATTCCAATGCTTTGTAAAGCGGAGGCATGTCCCTATGCAACTGTGTGTCCACTTGTAGAGATGGGTGCAGCTCCTAAGGGTGAACGCTGTCCTTTAGAAATAGCTACAATACTTAAACAATTTGAAGAATATAAAGAAGAGTTCTCAGTTGATGAAGATAATATTGTTGATATGGGATTTGTTAAAGACTTAATTGATTGTGATATACAAACTTTTCGTGCTGAAAATAAGATGGCTGTAGATGGTGATTTCTTAGAAGATGTGGTTGTTACTGTGACAGAGGGTGGAGAAGAGATTAGTAATCCTCAAATATCAAAAGCAGCAGAGTACAAAGAAAGGGTACAAACGAAAAAACACAAAATTTTACAACTTATGCATAGTACACGTAAAGATAAGGCAGGAGACAAATTATCTATTGTACTCGACCCTTCATCTTACGCATCTCAACTTATGGAGCAAGCAGAAAAAATGGGTAGAGAAACTAATGACGGTTATAACGAGGATTATATAGATGCAGAGTATACAGATGTTGAAGACGTAGAAGAAGATGATGAATAATGAGTGTCACGGATATTGTTAAAAAGCAATCCAAGAAAATTCATGAGTATGCAAATGGTACTAATAGAATGAAGAGTCTAACTGTCCTTGGTGCGGGGCTAGGTCTTGGCAGTACATTAGTTAATGGTGAAGATGATAATTTGCCAGAAATATTAGGGGACACAGTAGTTGGTGCTGGTGTCGGAGTAGGTTCTTATGCTTCGTTGAATGATAATGCTAGGGAGAGTCTAAAGGCTAATGTACACAAGGGAGCAAAGCAAGTAGCAGAAGATATAGAGAATGTACTAAGTCAGACCACTGTGTCTGATATAAGTGAAGCAGACTTAGAGAACAAAGCAAAGCCAAAAACTCAGGTTACCCCAAGTGATGTTAACAAAATAGATGGCGAAATCAAAACAGAAAGTAGCTTTAGCAAGATTAAGGAGAATGCGAGACATAAGAATAATATGTCTAAAATGAAAGTAGCTGGCGCTATTGGATTAACTGCTTTTGCTTTTGCTAGTGTACTAGATACAAAAGATGAATTAAAGCAAGATGTTCGTACTGAAAGAATGAAAGGTGAACAAGAGTCTAACCTTATTAAAAAAAAGAATAGAGAAAAAGAGGTAATGAGCCAATACCAACGTGGTGGCCCTACAGATTTTGGTAGCGTAGCTTTCGATATGTTCAATGATCGAATCGGACATCACTTGATGGGTAATGCAAAATATCAAAAATAAAAGGAGTGTTCTAAATGGCATTTTCATTTTCAAATGTGGGTAAAAGGTTCGCAAAACTTGAGAAAAAAAGTAGAAAAGGCAATTTAAGTACTGCACAGTCGAAAGAAATTGATAAAATTTCTGATGACCTAGGAAATCAATTTGTTACTGGAGCTTCATCTACAAGACCAGGAGCTTCATCTCCTATTTCAGGAGGACCGAATAGAAAAGGATCTTCTAGTAAAAAATCAAAAAAAACGTCTGGAACATCAAGCGCATCAAAGGTTGATACAAGTGGAGGATACTCTCAAGATGGCCTATTTGACAAGTTAGGTGCTGGTATCGACTGGGGTGGTGCGAATATTACCAAGTCTCTAGGAAAAGGAGAGACTGCTCTTGGCGTAACTGCTAATCATGCAGTTCGTGGGGCTGTTGGTGGTGCTGCAATAGGTGGTACAACAGAGGCAGCTCAAGGCGGAAGTTTTTGGGACGGCGCTAAATCTGGTGCATTTAACGGTGCAGTAGGCTGGGGCGGTTATCGGATGGGTATGCGAGCTACTGGTGCTTCAAGCATGAACCCACTTAGTGGATTAAAGAATAAAAGTTCTGGGAAGCAGGGCATGTTCTCTGCGGCAGGTCGCATGACTAACACTATGAGTAAGGATGGGAATGTTGCTAAGTCAGCGTCGGCCTTATTAAACCACACTCAAAGGTCAGGTCTATCAGATGCTATAGTTTCAAGAATGAAATAACAGTCGAATAGAAAGGTGATAATATGGCTATCAAATTTAATAAAATAATAGATCGTGCCCGTGATAGCGCTAAGGCATTTGACGATAAGCCTATAATTAGTACTATAAAAGCTACGAATGCTGTATTGAGCGCACCTGTAAAAGCTGTAGACGGCATAGTTGGCGCAAGTGGTAGAGCTGTAAATGCAACAACTAAACATACTGGTATGCAATGGGCAGGTAAAAAAGCAGGAAAAGGATATGGCAAGAGCCTGGTAGATAAAGACCCTAACGGTGCAAACTTTTTCAATGCCTTTACTGGGCATAAAGAAGGTAGTGGTATGATAGCCACTGCTGCTGTTGGTGGTGGTCTTTATGCGGGAGCTGAAAGCTTTAGAGCCGTTAGGTTGCCAGAAGATGCTAACACAGGGGAAACTTCATATACTGGGACTGCACCAATACACAATGCTGATGGTGTATCGAGCGCACCCAGTTTAGGCGCATCAGGAGATATGGTTTTAGGTATGAGTAAAGGTAGAAGGAGGTAACTAAATGTATTGGAATGATGGTAGAAACTCAAATACTCATGATCCTCAAAAGATTAATGGACAATCTAGTTTTAATAAAACCAATGGAAATTCTGTAGGTAGGAAAGCATCTGCTAACGCCAGACTTGGCGGAGCTGGTATTGGTGGTGTGGCAATGGCTGGTGTTGATACAATAATGAACCTAAAATCAGGTGATGATTTAGGAACAGCTGGTGTTAAAGCAGCCGCTTCTGCCATTTTATGGACAGCTGCACCATGGACAATGGGTATTGCAGAGGTAGCCTCTGCCGTGCCTGGTGTAGTAGGTGCAGCTAATCAATGGGGCAAGAAGAAAACAGATTGGTGGAATACTCAGCATTTACAAGGAAATGTTGGTGGACAATATCAAGATACCCAGCGTGCATTTACAATGCGTCAAGCTGCTGTCAATCAGATACAATCTAGCAAGATGAACGCAAGAAGTGCGCTTGGTGGAGAAGCACAAATATTAAACAGAAACCACCATCGAGCATAAATAGGAGGAAAAAATCTCATGAGCAGCTTTACAAGACATGATAAAGAGATGCTTGAGATAATGCGTGACCCAGTTAAGTGGGTAGCTCACCATTTAGGTGAGATCCCTCGCTGGTACCAAGAACAAATTCTTCGTCATCCTCACCATAGAAAAGTTTTAAGGTGTGGCAGACGTATTGGTAAATGCATTGAAGAAACTCAGCGTGTACTTAATCCCGAAACGGGTGAGTATAAAACGGTATCTCAACTATATAATGAACAAAATTCTCAAGAAGAGAGCGCAAAATTAATAACATTAAATGAAAAATATCATTTAGAAGAAAGCGAGGCATTTTTTGTTGAAGACAACGGAGTAAAGCCAACCTTCAAAGTAACTACTAAGTATGGTGCAGAAGTAAAACTTACTGGTAATCATCCAGTTCTTACATTAGATGGGTGGTTGGAAGTAGACGCACTTGAAAAAGGAATGCGTATTGCTACTCCGTCAGCGATGCCTTACTTCGGTAAAAGCAGCACAAATGATGACAAAGTAAAAACAATTGCTTATCTAATTGCTGGTGGTCATTGGAGTGGAAAGCAACTTACATTTAGCTGCAAGTCTCAAGAAGTAGCAAATGATTTTGTTGAATCGGCACACAATACAGGTATTAGAGTAGTTAAGCAAGTTACGAAAGAAAACACTTATGTGGTCGCATCTGAGTTAGACGATGAGTTGATGAAAGCAATAGAAGACAAAAGAGTGCCAGATAAAATATTTACTTCAAAGCGTGAAAAGATGTCTCTATTTTTAAATAGATTATATGCGGCTAGTGGATGGGGTTATAATGGATCCCGCCCAGAGATTGGCTACGCTACAGTATCTCACAATCTAGCAATTGATATTAAGCATCTGTTATTGCGTTTTGGTATTCAGTCAAATTTGCAAACTAAGAAGAAAGAATATAAAGGCCGATTAACTAAAAACTATCAATTGATGATTCATCGTAGAGAAGGCCTGTTGATGTTCGGCTCTGATATAGGTATTTATGATAAAGAGCAGTTAATATTAGATATTGTTGATAAAACTAGTGCAATTGAAGCTATAGAACAAACAGTACCAAAAGAAGTGTGGAACTATATAGAAGAAGAACGTAATGAGAAGAAACTTAGTAAGGCAGATGTGGCTGGTTCTAAAGAGGAGAGACTACGCACTAATCAGTCCCCTACGGTTTCTAAGATTACTAAATATGCAGACAACCTAGAATCTGCTTTTCTTTATGACTTGGCTCGGTCCGATGTGATATGGGAAGAGGTAACAGATATAGAAGAGGTGGGAGAAAGAAGAACTTTTGATGTCTTTGTTCCCGAAACTCACAATCTAGTAGTTGAAGATGTAATGGTTCATAATACATGGACGATGGCAGCTCATATGTTATGGGTAGCATTTACCTGTAACGGTGGAACGGAGTTAAAAAAAGGTGCTACATGCGTAGTTGCAACTCCATATGATAACCAAGCACGTTTAATTTATGATCAACTTAAAGCATTTATTGATGACAACCCAGTTCTTGAAAATAGCATCTCTTCTATGACAAAGAATCCTTATGTTATTCAATTTAAGAACAAATCTATTATTCGCTTATTCACAGCTGGTACACGTTCAGGTTCTGAAGGTGGGTCATTGCGTGGTCAAAAAGCTTCCTGGTTGTACATGGATGAAGTAGATTACATGTCTGACAAAGACTTTGAAGCAATTTATGCGATTACACTTGAGGCGCCTCTTCGTATCGGAGTAATGGTGGCATCAACGCCAACTGGTCGCCGTGGTATGTTTCACAAGATTTGTACAGAAACGAAATTAGATCAAGAAGTAGATCGTAATGATGATAACTATTACAACTCAAAGCAGTACGATAGAAAAACAGCTTCTGGTTGGAAAGAGTTCTACTATCCAACAATGGTTAACCCAGAATGGGATTCTAACATGGAGAAAGAACTTAGAGGTATGTATTCCGAGGTTGCTTATGAGCATGAGGTGCTTGCAGAATTTGGTACTGAGATGGTTGGTGTATTTAACAAGGCTTATACAGATGAAGCTTCTGATATACCATATGCATTGCTAAATAGACCTCAGCATGATGGCCCTATAACTATCGGTATTGATTGGGATAAGTATGGTGCGGCTACACAGATTGTCGTAACCCAATTTGACCAAACCGAGAATCGTAGATCTAGGCCAGAAGTAGACGGTCCAGGGGTTGAGAAGATTGGTAGATTCAAGGTAATTAATCGCATTGAAATTCCTAAAGGTGACTTTACCTATGACCTTGCTGTACAAAAAATTATAGAGTTAGATAAGATATACAGTCCTAGATTTATATATCCTGACCGTGGCGCAGGAGAGTATCAGATCGAGATGCTACGCAAACATCTTGGAGAAAAAGTTAAGGGTATACACCTCGGTGGCTCCCATATGGTTCGTGATCCATCCAGTCGTGAATTCGATAAGAAGCCAATCAAACCATTCATGGTTAACCAAGCCACACTTATATTAGAGCGTGGTATGTTGCGTATTCCGCACAAAGAAATAGATGAAACAATTAATAGACAGATGACGAATTACCAGGTAGAGCGTGTATCTACTAAGACTGGTGAGCCAACGTACTCTAGTGATGACGAGCACGCACTTGATGCGATGATGCTTTCATTATTAGCATTTATTATTGAGATGCCTGATATAGCACAAACAATAGAAGACGTACAAGCTGCTCGTAACTTTGGACATGCTGCTGTTAAGTTCGTTGACCCTCTTTCAAACATAAACCAAGGTTTCAGTGATAGAAACCAAGGAGATTATGAGAGCTATAAAGAAAAATGGGACGAACCTACTCCGCCGCCGCCAAGAAAAACTTCGGTTAGTAATAGGAAGAGAAGCAATGGGTTTTCATGGGGTGGTAGAGGATCGAAGAGCAAGGGAGCCCCTTCACGTAGAAGTTGGTAGAATCTTATTGACGTATGAGGATCAAATGGTTAATCTCTTTGTATCTGGTGTGAGGCCCCCTCCTCGCCCAGGTATTCCCCTTTACCTTTGGCTTACTTAGTTAAGCCATTTTCCCTCCCTCTCCCTTTAAGGTATCCCGATGGGGTCTCTCCTCCCCTCCCCATTGGGTTGCCATTTTTTTAGAACTAAGGAAAAGAGGATGCCAAAATGTCAAATGAATATAAGCAAATTGGTGGTTTCGGTATTGACACTCAGTATGAGCGGGACAAGATCAACTACCGACCAGATATTAATTACAATAAACCTAAACAAAGTTCAGGAGAATTGTCCGTTGATACTGATAGTCAACAGGCTGGGGAACTTGAAGTAGCAGATGCTCCAATAGCATTATCAATATGGGATACAGCAATAGACATCCTAGACAACCTGAAAACATTGGATCAAGAACTGAGTAATAAGCTACAGAACGAAAGCGCCAAGATACCAATGAATCACATAGATTCCGTAAAAGAATATGCTAAAAAATTTGGACATGACATTAGTGATAACGTACCTTTTAGTTTGTATAAAGCTACATTCAGTTACCCAGGTTCAAGAGAGTCAGCAATAATTCAAGATATATATGAAGATTATCATAGTGACATAGAGGGTCTGTTAAATGCAGAGCTATATGCTGATGTCCTTGAAATGAGAAATGATTGGCTTGATATGATTGAATTTATCAAAAAGGGATTGTTCTTACAGGTTGTGCCGATAGAAAAACTTCCATCTAGTATAAGTAACGAAGACAAGAATTTAGATGAGATTTATGAAGCAGAAGAAGAAATGTTGGATAGTTATCACAGAGCTGTAAAAGAAAGTAGAAAGAATGGAGACAAATACCAAGAACTCCTTATTACTAATTTTGAATCTGATGAATACTATCAATCTCTTAAAAATTATGAAGATAGTAAGAGAAATAAGAAAACAATAGAAAAGAAAATTAACTCTTTTTCAGAAATTGGAGAGCTTGTAGAGTCTAAGTCAATATCTACATTAAAAGCAATTAAGTTAATAACAAGGACTATTGATTTCCAGCCTTATAAAGAGAATGAGCAAGAAATATTATACCATATTCTTAAACAATACACAGGTAAAGAGGCTCTTACAAAAGGCCTTCAGAAAATAAGTGCTATTATTAAACTTTCTGTAGATCACAAAAAAGCTAATGTTAATGAAAGTAAAGAAAGCCTAAGGGGTATTGCAGGAAGAAGTATGAAATCAAAAATAAACAACTCTTTAGTAAACGGTGTGCATTTGCGTAATGAAGTTTCAATGGATGTGCATGATTTGCTAGACTATTTTGACGGTGTACCAAGTAGCGAGGGGTTTGATGTTGTTGCGAATCATATAGCAACTGGTCTTAAGCAGGCGAACAGTGTATATCTTGATCAATCTAGTGATTTCTATAAAGCACATACAATGGATGCAGAATTGAGAAGAAAGAAGCTAATGTCATTAATTGATAAAGACGCTTCTAGGCAAGTACACAGATTATTGAAAGATGTTGTTAAATATAAAGACAATGTAGGCAAGTGGTCGAGCGAAACAGCACTATCGACTTGGTTAAATAGTTTATTAGAACAAAGAAACTAGGGAGAAGAGGGAATGTTGAATGAGCTACGATAAAATTGTTGAAGAAGTTATAGCGAAACTTGAGGCTAGCGAAAAGACAAAAGAGGTAGTTGCAAACAAAGAAAGTGTGGATTCATTAGAATATTTTTATAGTACAAGAGACTCATATAACAGAAAAGGTAAAAAGGTATACACATATGTTTTTGAAGAAAAAATCCACAAAGAAGAAGGATTAATCTTACTACCTATTGCAGATGTTCATCTAGGAAATAGGCATGCAAACATACCATATTTCAAAAAGTTTGTAGATTATGTACTGAAGACACCAAATACAGTAACAATCTTGAATGGTGATTTAGCGGAGACCGCCACAAAGACTTCTGTTGGTATGGCTATGTTTGAAGAAGACATGAATATACCAGAACAGTTGGATACGCTATATGCAATACTAAAACCCTTAGCTGATGCTGGGAAGATTCTTGGGATAGGTCCAGGTAATCACGAAGAGCGTGTAGCTAATATGATCGGTATCAACCCGATGCAGATACTTGCAGATAAATTAAATGTTCCATATTTCGGCTATCAGGGATTCTTCCGAATCATTGTTAACGGAGTGCAATACAAAGTTGCATTTCACCATGGTGCTGGCGGAGGAGGAACCGAGGGTTCTAAAGTTAACACAGGAATGAAAATGAATAAAATTATTTCAAATGCAGATTTGTATGTAAGTGGTCATACACACGGCAAGTTTTCTCACCAAGATATTATTTACTTAATGGATGAAGAGGGCGATGAATTATTACCACATATCAGAAATTATGTAGTGGGTGGTTCGTTTGTAGAATATTGGGGCGCATATCCAGAGATGAAGGCACTTGCTCCATCTATTACAGGATTAGTTAGATGTGAGTTAAGACCAGACAGAAAAGATATTCGCATTACTGTTTAAAAGGAGGTGACTTCGCTTGAATACATGGGATTCAATAAAAGATTATTTTGGCTTTGGAGGTAATATTACTGAAGAAGCCCCATTGGAAGAAGCGGTAGCTAGGGACCCAAAGAAAGTTAGAATTAAAAAACTTGGACAAGCAATAAGAGGCGGCGGCAGCGGAGATTTTGAAGAACCGACTGTCGATTTAGAAGAAATTTCAAGAGCATATCATACTGATTCTTATATTAAGAAAGCAGTAGACAAATATTCTGAGCTTATGTTTAAAGAAAGCTGGGACATATCAGGAAAAAATGAAAAAGCTAGTGAATATGTGTGGACAAGACTGAAGTTAATGGCAGAGGTAACAGGACAGCCGATAGATCAACTTCTTGCACAGATATCTCATGATATGGTCTTGTTCGGCAATGCCTACGTAGTAAAACAACGCACAGGCAAGTTGCCACAGGGTGTTGCAGCTCAAGGCTATAGCGCTAATAAACCTGTGTTGGGTTATTTTCCGTTGCCACCAACAACTATGCAAATATCTCGTGATGAGAACGGGAAAATAATTCAGTATCAACAAGACGCTGGCGGCGGCACAGCTTTTGATATTAAACCTGAAGATATGATTCATTTCACATACAAGAGACCTACTGGTAGGGCATACGGCATACCATTTATCTTTAATGTACTTGATGATGTGAAGATACTAAGACAGCTTGAGGAAAACGTAGCTAGATTAGTGTATAGAAACCTATTTCCTCTTTATTTATATCAAGTAGGTATAGATAAGCCAGGTTTTGAAGCAACAGATGAAGAGATAGATGAAATTCGTGAACAAATTCGTGATATGCCTATGGACGGCGGGATCGTTATCCCAGAACGTCACAACATATCTGCTATTGGATCAGAGGGAACAGCACTTGACGCAGAGCCTTACTTAAAATATTTTCGTCAACGTGTGTTCACAGGATTAGGTGTATCTGATTCTACGATGGGTATTGGTGATACAGCAAATAGATCCACATCAGACAATCAGTCTGCTGACTTATTTGATGCAGTAAAAGAATATCAAAGAGTATATGCTGACATTATACAACATGGAATTATTAATGAGCTTTTATTTGAAGGTGGATTTGACCCAATACTAAACCCAGATGATGAGGTTGAGTTTAAATTCCACGAAATTCAATTAGATGCAAAAATCAAAAAAGAAAACCATATCATACAAATGTTTATGCAGAATGCCATAACTCATGATGAAATGAGAACATTGATGGGACTAGACCCAGTTGCTGACGAAAATAGATTACAAGCCAATATGTTCGCTAGTAACGAAAGTGGATATGATACAAATAGTGCTGCAAGTGCAGGAGACAATGACAATAAACCAGAGAATCAAAGCGGTAAGCAAAATTCTCCTGGCAATCCAAAAAGAGAGTCAGATGAGGAAGAAACGCCTCAAAAAGCATCAATTTCAGAAAGTTTAGAAGAAAATTCAGAAGAAAACTTGACTAAGCCTTCTGGAATGGTTAATTTAACTTCTGAGCTCAATATAAATAATTACTTAAAAACTATGAAACTTTCTTGGGATAACCTAAGAGATGATGTCGTACAAATGATTAAGAAGGGCAAATCTGAACAAGAAGTAAGAGGCTTTGCCACTGAGCTCGTCCGACAGTCACTAAGGTCCCGAAGTCGTCAATATATTACTGAAGCAATGAATCAGGGATTAGACAGCACAGTAGATGAACTTAACATATCAGCTAAGTATAGCTCACTAAATATATCATTTGCTTATGAAAAGATTTCATCTAAATCTACGTCTTATATAGATAGATTAATAAATGATGTAGACAAATTGATTTCAACAGCTTATGTTGAGGGTACAATGGCTGACAAGTTACTTAAAGTCGTTGGTGGGTTCAACTCTAAAGAGTACAGATTGTCCTTTATTGCTAAGACCGAACTATATAGGGCGTATAACTATGGGAGAGCAGTTGCTGCTAGAGAGTCTGGTTTAAAGACTGTTGGAGTCAGCGCTGAAGAACATGGATGTAAAGAATGTATAGAGAAAGTTAATGATGCAATTATACTGACAGGTGTTGACTTGATAGAAACAGTTCCACCTCACCACCCGAACTGCACTTGTCTAGTTCAACTGAATATGCCAGCAGAGGAGGTGAAGCCTGAGTGAAGTACAATGGACTAGAATTTGATCCATCAAAGGTAAAAGAATCTATAACCGTTAAGCCTCAATTGAACCAACAAGGTGTAAAAGCCTTTAAGGAACACGATGGGCATTATATGGATGAACCTCATAGAGATGATGAGCCCCATAAAGACGGCGACCCTAGCGGAAAGAATTTGCGTTACTTACTGCCTCGAATAGAGGCCATTCACGCAGGTGCCACAAGAAACCATACTCGCTATCCAGCTGAAAAGCTAAGAGGATCACAGGAGTTAAAAAGCGGAGTGTACAGCTGGCTACACCCGTATGCAAAACCTGTCATTCACAATCATGACATTGAGACAGAGGCTACTGGTCGTATACAGACAGCATCATTTTCTGAATACACACAGGCTGGGAGACCTGGTATCATTGTTGTTCCAAAAATTACTGAGGAAAAGGCAATTAACGATATTCTTGGTGGTCGATTACTTACGGTAAGTATTGGTGCAACAACAGACGCTGCAATATGTAGTGTTTGTGGAACAGATATTATCTCAGAAGGTTTTTGTGGTCACATGAAAGGCGAGGAATACGATGGAATTGTTGCAGAATGGATAATAGGAAACGTATGGTTTGACGAATTAAGCTGGGTCAATGTTCCTGCTGATCAGGATGCACAAATTATTAGTGGTGGCGAGACAATTCATGCTGCTGAAGCATTCGCTGCTAATGGTAGAGAAATCGTTAATCTCGGAAAAACAACAACTGAGTGGTTAGTAAATCCCGAAACAGCTTTAGCTGAAGGGTTAACTACTGAGAGAGGGAAAGGAGATAGTACTTTGACTGAAGAGGAAATCAAAGCGTTGAAAGACGAATTTGAAGTAGCCAAAACAGCAAAAGAAACAGCTGAAACTGAATTAACTAGTGTTAAGGAAGCAAAAGAGGTTGTTGATGGTGAACTTGTTACTGCTCAGAAATCACTTACTGATAAAGAGACAGAATTAGAAGAAAGTAAAACTAAACTTACTTCTACACAAGAAGAACTTGATGCAAAAAAGACTGAGGTAGAAGAACTTACTACTGCCAAAGAATCCTTAGAGGCTGAGAAAGCTACGCTTGAAACAACTCTTGATGAGGAAAAACAAGCTAACGAACAAACTACTGAAGAGAATACTCGTTTAGCATCTGAAATGCACAAGATGACAGCTGAGCGTGTAGTAGATTTACGAATCTCTCTTGGAAAAGAAGTTGATCGTGATAAAGCTATCGAACAATATGTTGGTCGCTCTAGTGAGTCCCTAAGTGATAGTTTGTCAGATTTAGTTAAGGAGTCTGTTGTAGCTCCACCAGTTACTAACCGTAATGTTGACCCTATAACAAACCCTGCTGCTAATTCTATTAATGATAGTACAGAAACAAATAGTATAGAAGACATGTCTGAAGAAGATGTTCTTGTTAGTCTATTTGGTGGCAACAAGAAAAAATAATTAGTTTTAAACAATTAAAGGAGGAACATAACTCATGGCATTATTCCCTAATGTTCAAGGTGATTACACTTTCGGTGGTAAAACACACACAAACCTAGTAGTTTCTGAAGGTGCTGCTCCTGCTGAAAAGTGGATAGTATCAAAGGACGAACAGTTCAAATTTAACTATGCGTTTGGACCAGAAGGCAACCAAGGCGTAGTATTGGCAAAAGGTAAGGTAGTAGAATTAGATGCTGCTGAACACGATTACGAAACTAATCGTATGGTATCAACAGTTAAAACTGCAACTGAAGGTTCAGAACGTGCAGTAGGTGTCAACCACCACAATATTTATGAGCGTAAACGTGATCGCTTCTCTGGTAATAACCAACCAAATCCAGTAGTAATTACTCGTTCATACATTGAAGTTCCATTATTTGAAAACAGTACAGTACAATCTGCTTCTGATTTCGCTAACTCTATGGGATATGGAGCTGCTTACGGCGATGTTAATGAAATTCGTCCTGGTGACTTCGTAAAAGTTGGACAAAACGGTAACTTTGCTAAATTAGATACAGTAAATGATAGTGCATTCCAAATCGTTGGTCAAGCACTAGCTGTAGAACGTGAGCTTCCACCTGCTGGATTCTTACAATACTACATGGATATGGATATTAATGAAATTGAGCAATTTATGAAAGCTAAATCTCATGCTCCATCTCCAGGTAACAACAACTCTGATGCTGGCGCTTATCCTTACGGCTACCCGTACCAGAACAAAGGTTGGAAAGCTGACTTTGAAAAGCTTCTTAACCCAACTATTAACAAAGGTATCCCATTCTTAACTGATGGTTACTTCTCTGCTAAAGAGACATTAACTGGCATTGCTCTAAGTGATGTTTATGATGCTACTACTAACAATGACGGTAAGATTGAGAATGTCGTTACTTCTGGTGACGTAACATTAACTGATATTACTGATGTTGATAACAATGTTACAGGTCAAACAGTTACTGTTGGTGCTGAAAGCCGTAACAACGCTGTATTCATTAAGCTTCGTAACGAAATCGACAAAGTAGAAGCTGACCAATTAGCTGTTCGTTCTGATGAAGGAGCAATCACTGGTCAAGACCTACACATTGATTACACTAATAACACTGTAGTTGTTTATCTAGAGGCTGGCGCAACTTATACAAATGTTGTATTAGATGTTCCATCTGTAGTAGACCCAGTTGCTGGTGTTCCAACTGAATGGGACCATAAAGGTTCTGTCGGTGCAGTACGTATCTTACTACAACGTTAATCAAAACTATTAAACTAACAATCAAGAGAGAGGGGGAAACCCCTCCTCTAACACACAAAGATAATTGAAGGAGGACTACTCGCATGAGTGTAAAACTAGTAGAAAAGTATGCGAAAATGATGTCTTTTGAAGGACGTAAATTAGACAAAGAATCTCGTGTATCAGTATCCGAAGCTCTTACAACTGCTGATGCTAATATCTTAATTCCGAAAGTGGTATCTCAGGTTGTTGCTGAAGCAGCTGAACCATTATACCTAGCTTCTCAGTTTTTCCAAAAGGTACAACTTAATGAAGGTCGTTCAATGGAGTTTATTCACTTCGGTGCGATTCGTGCCTTTGAAATTGGAGAAGGACAAGAGTATCCAAACCAAACTCTTAACTTAACTAACCAAGGAATTGGTTCCGTTGATGTTAAGGTTAAAAAATATGGTTTGAAGGTACAGATTACAGATGAAATGATTTCTGATTCTCAGTGGGACGTTATTGGTCTTCACCTAAAAGCTGCTGGTCGTGCAATGGCTCGTAAGAAAGAAGAAGTAATCTTCGAAGAGTTTAACAAGCATGGTCACGTAGTATTCGATGCTCAAGCATTTACTCCAGATCAAGATGGTTATCCAACTGGTCGTGGATTTGACGGCGAATACAACGGTACATTAACTGCTGAAGATATCATCGATATGGCTGTATCTATCATGGCGGCTGGATTTACTCCAACTGACATTGTTATGCACCCACTTTGCTGGTCATTATTTGCTAAGAACGCCGCTTTAGAAGGAAGTTCAGTTGCTGCATTCGGTCAAGGCTCAGTGTCATTCGACCCACGTAACTTTAATACCTCTAATGCTCTAGGCTTAAGCGTAATCTTCAGCCCATTCATTCCATTCGACCAAGTTGCTAAAACGTTCGACTTCTACATTGTTGACCGTAATAACGTAGGTATCATTCTTGTAAAAGACGATATTTCTACAGAGCAGTTTGACGATCCATTGCGTGATATCCAAACACTTAAAGTTAAAGAACGTTATGGTGTAGGTATCCTTAATGGCGGACTTGGACTTTCTGTTGCGAAGAACGTTAACTTTGCTAAAACTTATCCAGCTCCAGAGCGTAAGTTCACTGATATGGAACTTCCTGCTGACTACACTGGTGAATCTGCTAAGAAGAAAGATGAAATTTAATCTGAGTTTCATATAAGATTTAGGGAGCCTCTACCTACCTTTAGGTAGGGGTTCTCCAATATGTAAGGAGGATTCAAATTATGACAGAAGACATTAAAGTAGCTGTATCCCCATTCTACACGGGGAAAGATTGGACTTGTGATAAAACTGGTATTACCTTTAGACGTAGTGTCAATGGGCTTAATACTTATGTTGTAAATCCAAAATCTGATCTTACAAACATACGAAAAGCTATCAGAATTAACTCTTTGATTCTAATGCAAGGAGAACTTCCCGAAGATGAGCCTGTAAAAGCCAAAGAGCTGAAAAAGGAAGAAACTAAGAAGGAAGAAACAAAAGCAGAATCTAAAGAAGTAGACAAAAAAGTAGAACCTGAAGAAACAGTTGAAAAAGCTGAAACTAAAGAGAAGGAAGAAGTTAAGCCTAAGGCTAAGCCGAAACCTAAAACTACAAAGTCTAAACAAACTACAACTAAATCAAATGACAACAAATAAAAATAAGGTGGGACGGGACAACTATCCCGCCTATTTTTAAGTTTATTCTAGGGGTGATATAAGCGTGAGTACAAACAACTTTTTAGTTACTGGAGTTAACCCCGCAAACAATGAGAGAGATGTTTCTGTCAATTCTAATATCTATATAAATTTTTTAATGGGTATGAATGATGAGACTATTAATGAAGCAAACATTAAACTCAAGAAAGTAAATGGTAGTGTAATCGCTGTTGAGGTTGCTTACGATGCAGCAAAAAGAAAAGCTATCATAAAACCAAGTAGTCCTTTAGAGAACGGCATGCAATATGAGATTAATATTGTTGGCGGTGAATCAGGTGTTAAAAGTATCACAGGAGAGTACCTGCCAGAATCTAAATTCTATGAATTTACAACACTTTACAGCGACTTACTGTCAAAACCAAAAACATTATCTGTGTCAGTAAGTGAAGGCTATGCAACAGCTTCATGGGAAGAGCCAGATGCATACGACTTAGGAGAAACTTTATCATATGAAATCCAGGTAAGTACAAACAATATTGTTCCTGAAGACAACCCTGGTGATATTATATGGCCTTCATCTAGTGATATAAATAAAACATTCTCCACAGAATTAAATATTCCTAAAAAATTTCAAGAAGGTAACTATTATTTATTTGTGAGAGCATTAAGTAATGAATCAAAAAGTGCATGGTTATATGATCAGTTTGCTGTAGAGATAAGTGAAGTTTCAAATGATACTGGAGCATCTCCTAGCACAGGTGCAATGTTTGAAGTATCAGAGAACTACCCCAAAGAAAATGCAGTAAACATATCGCCAGATAAGATTATTATTTTAATGACTTCTAGCATAGATGATCTGTCCGTAACTGATGATAGTGTCTATGTTGTGCCTAAGGGCAAGCAATCAGACTTAACGGCTATTAATTTTTTAACAGATTATTCATCAAGTAAATCAATAGATATAACTACTTCTATTACTAACAATATAATTACAATTACACCATCAGTAGCACTCAGTAATGACACAGAATACACAGTAATTGTTAGAGAGAGTGTATCTAATGTTGATGGAGAAAGTCTAGGAGAAGCTTATTCTTGGACATTCACTAGTAAATTTAATTATCTGTACGGTGACCCACAAAGCATTAGAAATGATGTCGGAGAGTTTATTAAGAATACATCAGATAGTGCAT